CCCCTCCTAACTCCTTCAGCACGCCGAAATGCGTCCACGGGTAAGCTGAAAGTTTCTGTTTCTTGACGGTCCCGCTGCAGTGGATCACGTTCCCGTCCCCGCAGTACAGGCCGATGTGCTGCATCTTGCTCGCGTTCCCGGGTTCCTGCTGGAATACCAGGCACACCATCTCCGGCAGGTTCGCGATCTTCCCCGTCTGCGCCCAGTTCTGCTTATGATTCCACATGATCGTGCACCCGGCCCCGTAGTGCGCGATCTTCGCGTCGTCCAGCAGCAAATTGATGAAGCCGATGCAGTCGTACATCCGCGTCACCGCGCTGTCCGGATAATACGTACACCCTGCACATGCGGCCTTGCTTCCGTTCAGGACCTGGCACCGCTTCCGGATCAGTTCCCTGTCGCCGTCGCTGATCCGGCTGTTGTTCATCTTCGCCTTCCGGTTCGCGACCGTGCAGTATTGCCCCGTCGCGCCCCAGCAGTACGGCCAGCCAACTTTCGCCTCCGCGTCGTTCACGACCAGCTGTGTGGCGTCAATGCCGGCGCGCTTCCATTCAGCGATTAACGTTTCTACGGTTTTTGCGCTGTTCACGGTTCAGCCAGTCCTCCTCTCCCGCCGCGTAGCCGACCAATAGCCCCGCGACAAATGCGATACACAGAATCAGGGCCAGGATCACCCACCGCATGCCCTCAGCCTCCTTTTCAGCTGTCCGCGTTCAGCGTGTCCGACGTGTTCAGCGCGGACATGTCGCTCAGGTGCCAGTCCGTCGAGCCCAGCCAGTTATCCTTCGCGAGCCCCGCGTCCTGGAACAGGCTCATCGTCACGATCGGGCCGCCGCTGTATTCGTTCCGCGCGATGCAACGCTGGAATTCCGCCGTCGCGTACGCGCCGCTCATCTCCTGCGACTGCATCCTGATCACGCCGAAATACTGATTGTTCGCGATGAACGTGCAGTCGATGCACCGCAGCACCTGCCCGGTCATGTCATCGTAGGAATTCTGTGAATCGTGGCAGTAGAACTGATTGATGAACGTGCAATGCTCGAAGGTCAGCGTGAAGTTCGGGCGCAGCCCGATGCCGACCGACTGATATGTGTCGTTCTTAAACACGACGTCCCGGCAGTACAGGTAACTGTCTTTCGAGCTGTCGTTATCGCAGTGCAGGCAGTAACCTGCTCCGGACTGCCCCTGCTGTGCGATCGCCCAGATCGTCATGTTTTCGATGCTGCCCTTGCTCATCTCCAGCGGCGGGTTCGCGTAGTCCGTCCCGACGTACTTCAGGATCGTGTGTTCTTTTGATTCGCCGACCAGGTGCACCCGCAGGCCGTTCGCTTTAATGCTCTCGTAGTACGTCCCGTCGCAGATGTAAATCGTGTCGCCGTCGCTGGCCGCTCCGATCGCGCCGGCGATTGTCGTGTAGTTCCCGCCGCCGTTCGCGTCGACGATGATCGTCCTGTTCTCGCTTTCTGATTCCAGGTCGCCGTAGAATTCCATCTGGAAAGGCGAATACGCAGTCACGGCTGAGCCTTCCTCCAGCTGGAAGCCGTTCACGTCGATGCAGGAGATCCGGACGTAGGCCGTCGTCGATGTCGTTGTGAACGGTCTCACGTTCGCCAGCGCGCTCATGTTGTTGCACTTGATCCAGTTGTAGTCAGCATCAAATTCCGAAACAAGGCACACCTTGTTCGGGCAGTATGTCGTCGACGCCTTTACCGGGATAAACCACGGGCAGTAGCTGTAGCTTGCCTGTGTATCAAATGATCCCTTCCCGCTGTAGTCGATAAAGCCGCCGCTGACCGTTTCGTACTTGTTGAAAAGGTTTTTCTTCGGCTTCACGATCTTCGGCATGTTGCCGATGTTCACGTGCGCCTCGCTCAGCGTCGCGACCGGAGAGCTGTTTGCCGCCCTCACATGTTCCGAACAGATCGTCACATACTGGTCGCCGCTGGTTGGGCAGGAGTATGTGAAATAAGCGCAGGTCGACGGAACCGTGAAAACGTACCCGTTCTGGAAGGTCACCAGCTCGCCGCTGATGTATTCGCCCGCCTTGTCAAAGTATGCAACGTGCGCGTTTCCCTGGCCCGCAAAGCACCTATAGTTCCCCGGGGACGCCACCGTGTAGTATTGAAGGCTCCCCTCGGCAACTTCCTGCCCGTCGTAGTATTTCACGTAATAGCCGACCTTCGGTGCCATCGTCAGCAGGTTCGCAAAATGGAACTGCCGCTGGTTGCCGATCATCCCGGACACCATCACGTTTTCCAGCGCGTTCAGTTCGTTCGTGCTTTCGACCATTTCTTCGTACAGCGCAATGATCTCCTGGTACGTAGGCACGGATCCCGTCGGAGCCACCGCGCCGTCCGCGCCTGTGTTCGATACGACGCCATCGATGATCCGCATGGTCCCGGTGATCGGGGATTTCACGATCTTGATGGACAGCGTGAACCGGCCTTCGTAGTTGTAGCACGCCTGCGGCAGCTGGACATATGCCGTGTTCCCGGAGCAGTTCGTGTATGAGCTCCCGGAGATCAGGATGTTCGACCCGTCCGGAGCCATGAACAGCCCGATGCAGCTCGCGCTGCTCAGGTCCACCGGATCGCCGTCAAAGTACACCCGCACGCCGAACCGGTTTTCGAGCACGTCGCCCAGGCCCAGCGTGTGCGATGCAAAACTCCTGTGGATCGATCCGCTGTTCGCCAGGTCGATGTTGATAATGTCCTCGTGGTAAATTCCGCTCATGTTTTCGTCCTCCATCCAGCTGTCTGTTTACGTTTTCGCCCAGAACATGCGGCACTGCAGGTTTGCCGTGAACGACTGCACCGCGTTGACCTTGTACGATCCGTCCGTCTGCGCCGTGATGCCGATCGGTGAATAGCTTGCATCGGTCCTGTTCCTCGCCGTCACGTTGATCAGCACGTATCCGCTTTTCGCCGCGATCGTGCCGATGCCGTTTGTAAACGATACGCTGCCTTCCGTGATCGCGATCGGGTTCGCCGGCATCGTCACGTGAAGGTCCGTCCCGCTCGCCGTGCCGACCTTGCTCCTGGTTCCCCAGCTCAGCGTCGGATCGCTGTCGCTCGCGCTGGCCGGGTTCGCCGGCATCGTTACGTGCAGGTCTGTTGACCCGACCGTGCCAACCTTGCTCCGCGTGTTCCACGCCAGCGTCGGATCGCTGTCCGTCACGGATACCGTTCCCGGCCTGCTGGCCGTCGGATCGGAGTATTCCGGGATAATGTCCCGCACCTGGTTGATGATCCCGCCGGCCACGTCGTCGCTCAGCTTGTCGCTGCCGATGCTCTTTGCCTGCACGTTGTACCCGGTCACGTTGCCCTTGCTGTAGTTGATCGCGTTTACGAGCTTGACCGCCGTGATCTTCTCGCGGATCGCGTCCCATTCCCATTCGCTGACCAGCAGCTGCAGGCTCAGGTCGATCTCCTCGTCGATCACCGTCACCGTGTCGTACAGAAGCACGCTTTCCAGGTCTTTCAGCGCGCGGTATTCCTCCGCGCTCCCCAGCATTTCAAAGTCGACCGTCAGCGTCACGCTCACCTGGTCCGCCTTGTCCACGCTGAAACGTTCTCCGGCCTTCGCCCGCATTTCGTCCAGCAGGTCGCTCTCCGTCCATGTGCTGCCGTCTCCGGTACCCTTGTCCTTGCCGACCTGGCCCTGCACCGTCAGCTGCTCCATCCGGATCACCGGATAATTGCTGATTCTGGAGGAATCGACCCATTGCTCCGGCAGGTAAAGGCTCTCGCCCTTCTCGTCCTTCGCCACCGGCACGACCCGCGTCACCAGCCCGCTGGAATCCTTCGCCAGGTTCGCGCCCAGCATGTTCTTCCGGTACCGGATGCGGAATCCGCGGTCCGTGTTGTCCTGCGTCATCACGAACAGGTCCCAGTTGTCGCGCTTGTACGCCGCCCTGAACGTGCTCACGATGCCCTTGTCCGGGTCCAGCAGCGCGTATGTGCCGTTCTTGCCCTTGATCTCCTGTGTGTATGTGCCATTATCGTCCGATGAAAGGTTCGTCGCGATCGTCCCGGGATAGCTGATCATGAACGCCTCCACGATCTTCCCCAGGGCCATCGCCGGCGACGCCTGCCCGATGTTCACATCCTTGATCAGCACGCCGTTCAGGTCATAACTCACGTGCTTCGCCGTCACGCTCACCGTTCGGTTCTTCGTGTCCACCGTCGGCTTTTCGATCCGGAAAAGCTGCGTCGTGATGATCCGCGGCTGCGTCTCGCTGGGCGTCAGGTGCTTGTAGTATGTCAGCTTGCTTTTCTCGACATATCCGACGATGCCGTAGTAGGTCGACATCTTGTACCATGTCGTGTTGTATTCCTCGACGAAGTACAGCTCCGTACCGTACGGCAGCGTCACCAGCACCGGCGCGCCGGCCGTCATGTTTGGGATCTCTTTCCACCAGCTGCTGTACGCCGGATCAGTCTGCGCCTCCCGGCTGCTCGCGTCCCAATAGGTACACTCATAGTTGTGGCCGTTGCTGGTCGTTTTCATGCCAACCTCACCGGCTCCGCTGCTGGTCGTGTCAGGCCATGTAGGATATACGATCGCTGTCGGCGCGCTCGCGCTCTCGCGCAGCTCCGCGTTGACGTTTGTCTTGTATACGTCCGCCTCGTACCCGGCGAAGGCGTTCTCGATTTCCTCCCGCGGCACAGGGCAGCGGATCACCGCCCCGGGCACCAGGTGCTTCCATTTCCCCTCCGGGTCGATCGGATGCGTCATCGTCAGGTCGTAGTTGCCCCCGGCGACGTTCTTCAGTGTGCACTCCGTCGGCCGCAGCACCGCGTTCCCGTTTCCGGTATAGTTCGTGTTGCCGATATCAAATACACAGATCACAGGAACCGCTCCTTTCGGTCAATCACGAGCTTGCTCCATCCGCTGCCTGATACCGCGTTGCTTCCGACATTCAGGACCGGGAATTTCCCGCTGCTGTTCAGCGTGTAGTCCGCCGTGCCGGCCGTGTTCGTGATCATCTGCGTGTCGCAGTCGATCACGTAATCCGTCGAGGCGGTCAGCCCAGTCACCGTCAGCGTGTTCCCGCCGGCGGAAACGGTCATCGACGTCGTGCTTGCCGTCGCCGTGATCTTCGGGTAGCTTTGCACGTCGCCCATGTTCAGGACGTCACCGCTCGTGGTGATCGTTGTCGCGATCGGACGCAGGTTTTCCTTCAGCGGCTGGCAGTAGAACTGCACCTCGCCCGCCCAGATGTCCATGTTGTGGCTCAGTTTGTTCAGCGTCACCGCGCCGATCACCCGCGCCGGCTGTTTCTTCTCCGGTTCCGCGCTGAAGGTCACGTATCCGCTCCCCCGCAGCCATTTGTAAATGTCACGGACGTTGTACGCGCCCAGCACGTTGATCGTCACCGTCTGGATGTAGCTGTTGAAAATGTTTTCGCCTTCGGTTTCCGTCAGGTCGCCGGCGCGTCCGGGGATCTCGATATGTTTTACCCGTTCTTCTGCGCGGATGATCGGCGCATGTCCTGCCATGATCACGCCTTTGCTCCGGCAGTCAATCCCGTTCCAGATGAAAAAACTCTGTCCCATGCTCTCAACTCCCGTATCCGCTCATCGTCCGCCGCTGGGCCGCCGCCATTGCCGCCGCCAGGCCCTCCGCGTCCTGCCCGTTGTTCATGTACATGCTTTCGACATAAAGGTTGCTGGAATAGTTCCTCGACGCCACTTCCCGCGCCGTCATCACGCGCTCGCCCTTGTGCAGGACCGCGTGATACCCGTCGAACGGCACCGACCACAGGCCGTTGGCGAATCCGCGGCCGCCGATATCTCCGAAACTATGGCCGCCGTCGCTGCCACCGAGCATAAGACCAGCAAACGTGCTCCCGACCAAACCGCCGCCCACGTCCAGCTGCACCGGGATCGTCACCGTCCCGACCTGTTCCTGGATTTGTTCCGCGCCGTCCTCAGCTTCCAGCAGTGTGCTGACGTCGACCTCGTAGCTTTCCATCTGCGTCAGGTCCATGGCCGAACTCGCAAGCACTTCGCCAGTCTTGCGGTCTTTTACGATCACTTCCCCGGTCTGGTCGCCCGTGTATGCCTGCCCGGATGTAGCGGCCTCCGGCAGCGCATATTCGTCCCTGCGCCCATACCCCAGCGCGTCCAGCGTTTGCATCATGATCATCCGCTGCGTGCTGTCATAGCCGGAGTACATCCACTGAGCCATGGCGTCCATCGCCCTGACGTCTTTCAGCATCCACGCCGCGCCCTCGTACAGTTCCGCGACCTGGTTAAACGCATCATTCGTTCCGGCTTCCGCCTGTTTGATGAACTCCTCATACCCGGCGGACGTAAGCTGCCCCGTTTTGGAGTTGTACATGTCGCTGTTCGCCGTGTCTGACGGGTTCAGCATCGTGTACAGGCCGATCAGCCACGGGGCCGCCGCGGCGACCGCGCTGGCAAATGCAGATCCCCAGCTTGCGCCGGCCGCTGCCCCCGCTGCCGCGCCTCCGCTTGTCAGCCCCTGGATGCCCTGCACAAGTTTCAGGACGTCCAGCGCACCGCCGAAAATCTCCAGTGCTCCCCAGCCGATCACAATGTCTTTCAGCACCTGGATCACAGTCCCGCTGTTTTCTGTCAGCCACTGCAGGCCGCCGACGATGCTGGTGAACACGCCTGCAAAGCCTTCTACAACTTTATCCGGTTCAATTGTGCTCAGATCTTCAAACAAACCGGTCACGGCCTTCTCCATGTCCGCCAGGGCCTGCTGGCCCGCAGGGCTGTCCAGGTAAGCAAGCAGGTTCTCCAGCAGTCCGGACAGTGCTTCCGCGCCTTTTGTCAGCGCGGGAGCCAACCCGGCCATGACCTTTGTCTCCAGCGTGTCAAAATTGCCCTGCAGCTCTCCGACCTTGTCGTTGAGCTCGGACAGTTTGCTGACCTCTTCCTCCGTGTTGGTGTTTGTGGCTTTCAGGGCCGCATTGTAATCTTCCAGGCTTTCGTACCTTTCAAACAGCGGAACGAGTTCCTTCCAGCTCCTGCCGAAGATCGCCTGTGCCTTGTTCTCTTTTTCATACTCGTCCGTCAGGGCCATGATGGCCTTGCCGGCATCCCAGAAAAGCTGCACGGAATCCTCCGGGATGATCTCATAATTCCCGGCCTTTCCGATCTCCGTGATCAGCAGGCCCAGGTCACGCAGTTCGTCAATGGCCGTGCCTGATCCGACGTTTTTCTTCAGTTTTGTCTGCGCGTTCAGAATTGCGTCAACGGTCGTGTCCAGGCCGTTCTGCACCAGCTTCTGCATCTGCAGGAACGTCTCCAGGTCGATGCCGTACATCAGGGCCATCGTTTCCGTATCGTCGGCCCATTTCGCCTTGTCCATCATGGCCGACCAGATTGATTCCCCGAGGCTGATCGCCTTGCTGGCTGCCCTTTCCAGCCCGTTCGTGATGGAATGGATCGCGCTGGTCACCTGCTCCAGGCTGACCTTCTTGTTCAGTCCGCTCAGGCTGTTCGCCAGCTGATCCGTCTCGCTGGATGCTTCGACGCTTGCCTCGCCCAGCTCCTCGATCTGCTGCTGCGTTTCCATCATGGCGGTCTGCGCGTTGAGCAGTTTCCGCTGCATGTCCTGGTAGCTTTTGCTGACCTTGCTGGTTCCGTCCTCATCGAGTTTTTTGAGGGCCTTCTGCGCTTCCTCGATGGCTTTCTTCTGTTCCTTCAGCTTGCCGTTGAGCAGCTGCTGTTTCTGCTGCAGGTAGGTTTCCGCGTCCCCGGTCGCCTTCAGCTGCTGCTCGTTCTGCTTCAGCGCGGCGTCGATCGTCTTGACGCTTGCGCCTGCGCTGTTCATGCTCTGGATGAACTGGCTGACGCCGCTGACGCCCATTTTTACACTAAGCTCTGCCATCCTGTTACCCTCTCTTTATGCCGTGCTGCTGGTCGTCATAAGCGCGCCGCCAGACGTAGCAGTCAAGGATCATTCCGGGCGACATCTCGCCCATTTCGCTGTATGTAAGGCCGGCGACCAGCCCCCAGTGAATTACTCGCCGGAAGGTGAATTCACGGGATCTTTTTTTTCGTTGATCTCATCGAGCACAACGTCCCGCGCCTCATCCCGCTTTTCTTCCGCCGCCGCCTGGCTCTCTGTTTCCTTACTCATGCACCCGATCACCGCCACCTGGTACGCCAGCAGTGCGTGGGGGTCCATATTGTCCTTCAGCCATTCGTCCGTCAGGTCTGCTTCTTCCCCCGCGTGTTTCAGCCCCGCGTTCCCCAGGATCCGGATCACGCTGACCGTGTTCCTCACCCGGTTTTTGCCTTTGAGCAAAAGCTCCTTGATCTCGCCCAGGTTGCCAATCTCCTCCTCGATCTCGATGAACTGGTTCATCCTGAACCGCAGCGGGATCGTGCGCTCTCCGATATTGACCGTGATATTGTCCATTTTCAGCACTCCTTCTTTACACAAAAAGCCGGGGCGGAGGCTTTTGCCTCCGTCCCGTAATGTCATCAGGTGATTCCGGCCTTGCTCTTAACGTATGCGATCGCGTCCGATTCGGATGCGAATGTCTTGTGCGTCGCAAAGGCGAGCTTGCCGCTGGAATCCAGGCGTACGCCGGAGCCGACGCCGTTGAGCGTGGGCGTGCGCCAGTCGAGGTTTTCTTCCTTCGTCCTGGTTTCCTCGTTGCCGATACCGAATTTCAGCTTGTAGAACCACCAGCCTTCGTAAGAAGTTTCCACGACGCCGCTGGTGTTCGTGGTCCTCATCACGCGGACGTATCCGAAACCGACGTCCGGGCTTGCCGCGTCGTTCACGGTGTATTCGTTCGTCTGTACGGTTTCTCCCAGCAGATAGGCGCGCACGTCGTCCTTCAGGCCGGTCGGCTCGAAGTCCAGCGTGTACCCAAGCACGCCGTTGTCGCTGTCCAGCTGCACGTCGTCGCCGTAGAATTTCCCGTTTGCGCGGTTCCAGGCCAGCGTGGCCGCCCGCGCTTCCGCAACGACCTTGCCGGTGCCGTATGAGATGGATGTCCCGGGCGTGTAGGTCTGGACCGTCGCCGCCACAGGGCTCAGCATACCGATGTTTGCGTTCATGCAGATTTACCTCCTGCTTCGTTCTGTGAAATGATTGCGTTGAATAGTTTTTCAGCCTCCGCGACCATGGCTGCAACGGCTGTTTTTTTGCCCTTGCTGACGCCTTTTCGCACGAAAGGCTGCTTTTGCATAAAACTTGTGCCTGAGTTGATGGCGTTGGCGATCACGCTGATCGGCTTCTGGTTCTGCGCGCCGCGCCCGATCGTCGAGCTCAGCCCGTACTGTTCCGCCTTGCCGGAGTATCTGATCGTTTTCAGTGTCGAGCTTGCCGCGTTTTCTTTTCCCTTGAACGCGACGTCTTTGTAGTTCGTCCGCGCGCTGCTGTTCATGTGGTTCCAGTTTACGTTCGCATACCCGCTGCCGTTCAGGCCGACGGACGTATTGATCTCGTTTCCGTCCTTCTCGAACTTCGTAATACCGAACGCTTCGCCCTGCTGCAGGACCGCCTTCTCTTCCGGGCTGGGCAGCCGCGTTTCTCCGGGTCCTGCGTACTTGAACGGGGCCGTTTGGATGTTGTTGATCTCCGCGAAGATCGCGTCCGCCATCCTTCCCGCGCCCTCATACAGCGCGTGGCTCCCGACAAATGCCGCCTTGTCCCCCAGTTCGTTCAGCATCCGGCTGATCTCCGCCAGGCCGTCGCTTTGAAACGTAAAGTTCATCAGCTTCCACCCGCTTCCGCTTCGTCCGCCTCCGGTTCGTCCATGCACTGGAACACCCACTCGATGTGGAACAGCCCCGTCTCCGTCTCGTACTGCGTGCTGTTCATGCTCCAGCTGTTCCCCAGCACTTCGCTCAGCACTTCCTCGACGGCTTCGATCATGTCGCCCCGGTCGTCCAGCTTCTGGAAGTAAACATCCACGCTGCCTTCCCAGGCGCGGTCGATCTTCGCGCCGTCTCCGTTGTGCGCGTCCGCCTCGAAGTCCAGGCTCACGACGCCATACGCGCCTTCCGGCCGCGTCCGCCATCCGTATTCCGCGAAGGGAATGTCCGTCAAATTCAGTGCCGCGACAAGCGTTTCGTACTCACTCGGCATTGTTCACGACCCCCCTTGCGTTTCCGTCCACGCGCTGCAGCGTCAGCTCGATCCCGTCCGTCTCCGTGATGTCCGTCCGGAGGATCCTGAAGCGCACGCCGCTCAGCTCGCACAGCGGTTCCCCGCCGTATTCAAAGTCATGGGCCAGGATCACCTTCAGCTCCGGGTTCAGTCCGATCCCCATCGCCTGATAGGCTTCCTGCATGCCGATCGACCTGACCGTGCAGTACACCGTCCGCCTCGCCTCTTCCGGTTCGACGCCGACGCCGTGGGCCGCGGGCACCTCGCTGATCAGCGTGATCACGTTTGACTTCATCATTCGCTTTCACCGTCCTGATAATCCGTGTACCCGGTCGCGTGCATCAGCTGGACCTTCTGCGTGTCGTACGCTTCCTTCAGCTGCTCATAGTTCGGCGGGTTGCCGAAGCGCATGGCTGCATAGGTGATGATCGCCCGCTGGGTCAGCGGATCCGTCACCGTGCTCGTGTCCGTCACCACTCCGCTCGTGCTTTCGGTGAACGTCACCGTGCCGGTTTCGATCACTCCCGCGATCTTCAGATCTTTGTACCCTGCCTGGCAGAGCCGCATGATCTCGTCGTCGTAGTTGTCCACCGTCACGCGCATGGCCTTCTTTGCTTCCTTCAGCATCGTCATCACCTCTTGTTTTTCTTAACCGGGACAGGCGAGTGCTGCTTCCTGCCCCGTACCTCATGGCCTTTCGGCCCTTCGGCCTCCATTCCTGACCCTTCGATCACCTGATCGCGGAATTGTTCATCCACCTGCATCCGCATGATGTGCCCGATCTTCAGCCGGCTGTCACAGTGGAACTTGATGCCCAGCTTGTTCGCCCTCCAGCAGAAGGTGAGATCTTCCCCCATCCCGCCGACCGGGTAGAACGGCACGCCGTAGATCGCCATCGTCTCCAGCACTTCGCGCTTCATCAGCACGCAGGCGAAGCCGCAGGCCTCTACCTCGAAGATCTGATCCCTCGGGTAGTCGTACCAGTTCTCCGCCACCGGCAGCACCACGTTCCCGTCCTGCTTCACTTCCAGCTTGCTGTAGATGCACGGCTTGAAGGGCGGGCGTCGTCCGAAGCAGAGCCCCGTCACCGCCAGCCGTCCTTCC